CTAACCTGCGCATAGTGATTCTTCCCTAATGTAAGATCTTCTACTCCAGGACGAATCTCTATAACTCCGTCTTTTTCAGAACCACCGTCTTCAGTGTATTTAATCTGTACACGTTTTGAGTCTATAGAAACCGGAGGTTTTATACCTCTTGCTGTTAGACCGTCATCCTCGAAGTATACGCCTTGTGGAGCCCTTATCTTTTCCTGGTTTTGTCTTAGTTCTCCATACGTAACATTATCCTTAGTCAGGACTTTGTACCAAGTGAATTTCCCAGGGTTTGTCAATTGCTCTACTGGAAATTTATGCGTTTTATATCCGCCTTGTTCTTCGAGGTAAGCAACTGCTGTTTTCAATCTTTCCTTTGAAATTCCAAGTTGCCTTTCGACGCCGGAACCAATGTCAAGATACACTTTATCATCTACCTGTTTGGCTAGTTCTTCAGCAACAGTCTTAACCTTGCTTTTACGGTTTTCCTCAATAGGCTTAAGCATTTTACGAACGTAACCTTCTGACATTCCAAGTTCTCTTGCTATAGCCGTGTTAGAATACCCTTTATCTTTCTTTTTCAGAATATAGGTTCTGTTGCGTTCCTCTTCTTCCTCTTTAGCCATAGTTATTTTAGCTCTAAGTTGAGAAGTATTCATACCAAGTTCTTGTGCGATCTCAGTCATACTTTTACCTTGATCTCGCTTCATCTGAACCTGAGCTCTAAATGGATGCATACCCATATGCTGGTACGGGTTTTCTCCGGAACCATACGGCCATCTTCCAGAGTTTCCTCCATCCAAATGTCCGACACCTATATGAGCTAGAAAACTATCAAAACCCATTTTTACTCCTCCATTTCGAGAATCTTCTTACTTGCTATAAATAGTTTTTCCATGATGGGAGCTATTATCTCCTCGTCAGGATGAGCTTCGATTATTTCGTTGTTCTGATAAATTCTCAGCTCGATGTCAGTGTTTTTTACTTTTATATCTGTGTATTCCAAAAAGAAATACGCAGCATAAACTTCTAACTGATGCATAGATGCTGGAGTAACGCCTGTTTTCAAATCATGAATCCTAAGGAATTTCTTTTTCTCGTTATAAGAGATGGCATCCGCTGTTCCAAAAGCGACAGGAGAAAAATACAATTCAACTTCAGGCTTCATCCTGAATCCGATAGCGTCATTTACATACATGTTTAGAGTATGTCTCGTTTTCGGCAGGCGCTGTTTCCTTTCAATGCATCTTCTTGCAAAGTCATGATCTTCTGTGCCCTTCTTAGTGGCGATCATAAAATTCATATAGCGGTCGAGGATCTCATCGAAATCCTTATTAAACCATCGACTATAAGTTGACGCTCCTAAGAAAGCGTGTTCTCCGTTATGAAAATCACGCGAATGATCGTTGAAGTTCATATAAGACCTCCTGTTTATTCTCTGGATAAACAAAGCTGGAATAAGACATCTCATTCATCTTCGAAACGTAATAATCCTGATTAGGTCTATGCGGAGAAGTTTCAGATCTCTTACATTCAAGGGCGGCCCATCGACTCCCATACAAAATAATTAAGTCAGGTATTCCCTGAATGTAATTAGGATCGTTTTTCATAACGATGCAACCCGGAAACATCGCTTCAATTTCTTTGATTAGATTTCTTTGAAATTTGCTTTCTAACATGTTTCCTCCAAAAAATAAAGAAGAGCAGGTACATTCTGCTCTTCCCTCCTATATTAACCCATGTATTTCTTACGAGTTGCCATTTGGTAAGAATGACATTACGAATGCTTTTTCGTTAAACGTTTCTTTTCGTTTTAACGAAGATGAAATAGCTTTATCTATCGCGGCATTTGATTTTAAGTGATAATAATACAAATCAGAATATGGAGTATTAACTCTATCTATTCTTCCAGCTGACTGAACCATGATCTTGTACGAATAGTTTTGACTGTAAAATATTATCACGTTCGTATCCGTACAATTCCACCCTTCAGCCCCGGCTGTATATTGAACCAGGTATACCCAACTACCGCCTTGTGGAAGTGGCTCATGTTTATGTCCATTCCATTCGGCGTATTCGACATGCAATTCTTCTACGATGTTTCTTAATATCTCAAGCTCATAATTGAAATTGTAAAACACTATTGACTTTGGACATTCCATTATCAATTTCTTCACAGCTTTAATTCTGCTCTCATCACAATTTACAATTCTTCGCATTAGATAGCATAACTCTGAAATATCTTTAATTGGTCGCTTTTCAAAAGCGTTCCATCTTTCCACCGTAGCTTCTCGTATTTTTGTTTCGTCATAATACACAAGCACGTCTTTATTATGTTGAGTAGTATGCTTAGCATATCTCATCGGAACCAGGATCATTTGCCTTTGCTTAACAAGTCTCCCACAATTGACATATTTTTCAACCTTTGGGAATTTTACAAATCTGTTAAACACGACATGCTTTCTAATAAACTCGGTTCTGTTTTTATAGAACCCGTTGGCTATGAAAACTGGAATATAATCCATCCAAGTGTCACCAGGAGTGGCGCTAAGCATAATCCAAAGATTAGTTTTTACTATCTTCAAAAACGATTTTACCCATGCGCCATTTCCTACAACTCGCTGTTCATCGAAAATAAAGAACGCGTCTTCAACGTCCACGTATTTCCCTATGTTATTCCATGAGTCAACAACAACTTCGTTCATGTCTAAAAGAAACGGACAACATTCCTGTTCCCACTCCAATGTGTCTCTTTTTCTAGCAGTCGTTATTATATACAACTTCCTTGGTTCTTTCATTTGAGCATATTCGGCTCCATTATCTGGCGGAATACCTTTACACACTTTGGTAAAATAATAGTAGAGGGCGGTCCTGGATTTACCAGAACCAGTCCCTCCACAAAGTATACAGCCGTTATGCATGCGTTCTACCGCAATCCTTTGATGCTCGTATAACAATTCAATCTCCTTAAAATGGAATGTCGTCATCTACAGGTTCTTGACCTTCTTCGTCATCATACATTCCATACTCAGCCATAAGTGGATCTTCATAAAGTGTTGCAAATAACGTCTTAACATAAGCCGTATAACCATTGCCATCTTTTCTTACAGCTGGAGATATACTGACATCCAACTTAGAAATATCAGCATTGTCTAAGAGACCAATTGTGTCCGCGTCTAACTTCTCCTTACGCTTACCAGTTACCGTGTAGACGATAGGAGGAGCCATCCCTTCAGGAACATCAAACTTAACGTTGACCCACATAACAAGCTCGTCTTCGTCCCTGTTACTTCTCTGAATAGGCCAACCATCTTTGATCAGCTGATCATAATCCTTATAACCGGAAACACCCTTATAAGTTATGTCTCCACGATTCATGATCAACATAAAAGACGAACCATAACGGCTCGCCTTGAAATCAGAATATCCTATCTCTGCATTCTGAATTGTTAAATTCTCTCTTCTCTTAAATGCCATGATTACTCCTTTCATGCAAATGGTGTTTTCATTAATTCGCCTTTATAGTTTTCGTCAGAAACGAACCATTCGAAATCACCATACTGCGATACATTCTTTACTGCTGAATCAACAAGATCTCGATAATATCCCTTGTCGATCTCATTCTCTTTACCAAGAGTCTCTACCATTTCAGACTCCATCCAGCGATATCCTTTAGTACCTGTGGCTGCGTTGTATTTTCCATCTTTCTCCCTCATAAGGAGACCGCCACCACATCCAGGTAGTATAGGAGTGAACTCGCCAACTCTACCAACAAAATGATAGTCGTGTTCATTTTCTCCAAGATCCTCATTCATATCCAAATATAACGACGTACTGACTGACTTGGTTTCGCACATATCTTTAAACTCTATAGGTTCATGACTAAACAACGTCTTAAACACATATGGCTGCTGGAATTGTGCTCCTGTTGCAGTCCATTCGCCATTCTTATATCTGGCAATATAAACGGCATCATTAACAAGACACATCTTGTCATACGTGGCCTCATGTTCAAACACATACCCATACTTCTTTCCGTACTCCATGACAAAGTCAATTATCTCAGGAGTAGCGTCTGGAATCTTGATAGAGTCTGTTTTAATATGGGCAACGGTGTATCCTTTTTCCTGAACCTCATGCTTAAGATTGATCATAAACAAAGCTCCACGCTTGGCAACAATGTTATCCACGTTCCTTGGATCTCTTAATTTATTATCAAATTTAGCTGAGGTCAGACCATAAACAGAATTGATTGCTGTTTTCAACGCTGATGACAGATCCTTTGCAGCCGACTCGTCTTCCAAATATGGCGCCAGCTTTCCGCCAAACAGCTTTCTGGCAGAGTCAAAGTCTTTATGCTTTATGAACAACCTTGCCTGTTTCAAATCACTAAAGTTCTTAGTGTATTTACCAAACAGATTTAACTGCTCTATGGATGTGGGATGCATTGAAGCGATATCCAACAAAGCAACATCTCCATACATACCTGGTTCAGCATAGACATATCCTCCTTCGCCTACGACTTCGTCTCTGTATGTGCTAACTCCATTCTCAAACTTATAGCCAGGGAACATCTCAGTGAGATCGGTATAAATATAACTAGACTGAGGGTTCTTATCGTTACCAACAATCAGTTTTGTTGTATGCTGATTGGTAGTATCATTGACCGTCAAACCGCTAAGCTCAGCCAATATCTGTCTCGCAGTCCAGTCGCTCTTTAAATATTTAAACACCGCTTCAGTAGAAACGACGTCATTAACGCAATAATCAGCAACCGTTTCCCACATGTCTTCTGGAACTGGTTGATCCCATGGTAAACCTAATTCCATGTGGTGTATACCAAGTTTGATCTCCCATTTCTTCAAACTCATCTTGTTTCCGGCAGACGCAAAGTCATAAATATCAGTGTAAGACAGATTGTAAGCTGAACCAAACATTGCAGTCTTATTGCCTTTGATGATGTTCTGCGACAACCTATACAACTGCTCGTTAGTATATCCTATCAGTCTTGCATAGAGAATATGATTATCATATCTCCTGTTGTTAAACCCAACGAGTTTAAACTTGAGAAGATCCTCGACATCCTTTTTCCCTGGGTTAATCATCTTAACAGGATCTCCGCCTTCAAACTTCCAAACGATGACAAACAGATTCGGTAAAACCTCAACATCGAAGAACACGATCTTATCTTTAGAATCCTCATTAGGAGTCATACTATCAGATCTTAAATATTTCTCTATGCTATTAACAAGCTTCACGCAATACTCTGAATTGTTTGTACTGTTTGTTGCGAACACCAAGATGGGCTGATACATATCAGACACATCATACGAGATCCCAGACTCATATGCATTCTTCAATGTATCAAATATAAAGTCCATTTCTGGTTTCGTTGCGCCATGATGAGCTTTAGCTATACATTTCTTTATAAAGTTCCTTAGGTGCTGCTCATCTTTTATACCATCAAAGTTTACCATTTGCTTTGCTCCTTTCAACGGGAGCCCAGATTTGATCGTAGCAATATGGCCCCCATTAGTTTTCGTCTTCTTCCTTCTCAAAGACGCATTCCCAGTAAACACCTTGATCTCGATGTTATCGTCATAGACTCTACTGAGCTCGCTGACATCACCGTCATAAATATAATGCAAGTGAATGCCAGCACCACTCTTAGACAACTCGGCATAAGTCGTCGGCCATTTACTGGCCGCTTCAAGATTCTTCTCGAATGATTTATTACCATCAGCATCTTTCAAATCAAAGTCTATAACAATATGGTTCTTTGGAACTTTTACAAAATGGAGTTGTGTTGTATCCAGATCGGACAGTTTAGTTGTTACCTCGCTCCATTTCTTCAACGGAGTCTCCTTGGTCGAAGCATATTGTGCAGGGCAATCCGCGCACTCCTTATCAAACACCGAAGTAGTATGTCTGAATCTCAGATCCGTACTGAAAATATCATCCTTCGGATTGTCAGCTCTGACCATGAACTTCTCTAACAGGAATCCACGATAATAGTTCCTCACCTGTTTACCATCTATCCTCACAATATCCAAATACTCGCTGAAGTAGTTCTTCAGTTCTTCCCTGAACTTATACTTAGCAAGTTTGAAATCAACAAGCGAGTCGTCACAATACTGCTTATACATCTCGTAAGCAGATTTCAACGTCACGCCGTCCTCTTCTTTGAATATCGGATAATGAGCTTCAACAAAGTTATAGAACACATCAGTCTTCAGCATCATATCAACAGGTCTGTAACCTGAATAATAATTCTTGCCCAATTCCTGATATACTTCCAGACAATGATAAGCTATTGCTCCAAGCTCGAAGTCTATTTTATCCATCAGCAGATTATATCGCTTGTTTGGAACAGTCTTGCCGGTAGGATGAACATCTATCAGTCGTCTGATTATTCCAGACTTAGCGTCTGTTATCTTTACCGGTTTATTTGTACCCATGAACAAAAAGCAGTTAATCCTGTCAGAATATGATGGCTTGTACTTCTCATTCATCATCATCTCTTCGTGAGCTATGATAGAGTTCAACTTGGTATTATCCTCGATTCGACTCAGATCGCCATCATGCTGGATCGCTACTAACGGATTAGACTTGAAAGCCTCTGTACTAAACTGATTGTTATTCGACGCAAGAGCTTTAGCCTCGAACGTTGTGTAATATCCTTCGAACAACTTTTGAATAATATTAAGGACTGTAGACTTACCGGTTCCAGCTTCACCATACAGAACTATGAACTTCTGTATCTTCACGCTGTCTCCGGAGACCACAGCCCCTATCGCCCATTCGAGTTTTTCTCGCTCCTCTGGAGAATATAAAGTCCCCACCAACTCATCATATGCTTCATACGATCCTTTCTCTAAAGGATACGACAGTCTCTTGCTGACATAATCTTTCTTACTGACTTTAGTATTCTGAAATGTCAGCTTACAATCAAGTTGATGGCTGTTGTCAAACATGTTGCTGATGTATTTCTTATAAGACACCCATGAGTTTGTCGAGAAGTCTGACATCTTTCTGACAAATATAGTTTCCTCTACTGTCTTAACCAGTTCATCTCTTCTTGCCATGAGATCTTCATCAACAAGTCTTTGAACGTCGGACTCATCTGTAGACCACAAACCTTTTTGCTCGTCCCAGATCGCATAAAACGACTTTCCTCGAACCATGAGATCCTTGGATCGACCAACTTTGAAATCAGGATATAACTCGATTACACCTTTTTTAGCACTTTTTTGTTTTATTTGATAAAAATCCATAATCATTCATATCCATTTCCCTTAATTTTTGGGGGTGTTACAAAGTTACAACTTTTTTGCTGATTTTATAAACTTTTATATATGTGTTTTTTTTTACCTATAGTTAATAGGAAAAAGTTTGTAACTTTGTAACAGACAGCCCGAAAACGTTGAAATTTCAACGTTTATGGCTGTTACAAACTTGAAAAAAAGTTGTAACATTGTTACACTTTTTTGTAACATTTTTGCAAATTTAGTTGCATATGCAACTATTTTCAATTTCAAAAGTGTAACATTGTAACACTTAAACCTCATAGTTTTCCATCAAATATGCGTGCATTTGGTACCAAATTTCAACATCTCTTTGGTCTTTTTCCGCGTATTCCAATGGAAATAAGCCACCTTCGCCACTAAATTCGTAGTCTCTTTCTAACCATCTGTCAAGAATATGGTCAATTTCTTCATAATCTATGGCATCATCGGTCTGTTTTAACAGTCCAAGGTTACCAATCATTAACCAAAACCACTCAGCAGTATGGTCATAATCCATATCTGGCTGGATATCTCTGTCGATCCTTATCGCAAGGGCAACAAGCATCTCAAGGACAGAACAGGGGCCATGAATACCATCCACAGCCCCGTCAAATTCATCAGCAAAGGTTCCTCTGAGCTCCTGGCCCTCGTATTCACGATTGTCATCACCATCAACAATGGAATAAAACTCCTTCATCATCATTTCGTGCAGTAAGCCTTTATGATTCTGAGCGGTCCCATCGTCAATGATGTTAATGAGCCAGTTATAATACTCGTTCATCCGCTTCACTCCCGTAAATATCAATACTCTTCAGGATAGAAGCTGTCGTTCAAAATAGTGACATGGAAGTCGGTCTCGTTAGAATAGTTTCGAATATAAACCTCATCTCCAACAACTCCATCTACCAGATAGGAGATCTTATCAATTGAGGATTTAACATCTACTTCATTCTCTGATTCATCCACAAGAGTGTCATCCTTCATATAGTACCAGAGGTCGATCTTATCAAAGACGTCATATTCGCTATCGAACTGTTTTTCGTCGATAAGGATCTGACCAGCTTTAACCTCGTCCCTCGGGTCTTCCTCAGGAATATCAACCGGCTCTTCTACAACTTTGAACTCCACGTCCTGAGCCTTGGCCTTTTCATCCTCATGGATCTTGTCGATCTCATTTTTCAACTTAGAGATATTATTGTTAAGCCTTTCGACTTCCTCCTCGTGCTCGACCAGCTTCTCCCTGTATAATACAAAACCGCCAGCAGCGCCGATCCCAAGACCGACGCCGAAAGCTATCAATAATTTTACCATATCTGACTCCTTTTTACCGTCTTATTTATGGTTGATTCTCTTATGTTTAGGAACCTTGATTCCTGCAACTCCGCAAATAAGTCCATCAACGTTGAAGTCCAGAAGCATTACCGGTTCTACTATATCTGGAACTACACTTCCGTTGAGCTTGTTATAGATCTCTTCAATACCGAAACTGATGAAACCATTCCCCTTACATCTGTCTCCGTATATATCTTTATCAAGCCATCCGACCATATGTTCTACAGGATATTCCCCTTCCTTGAACGTGTTGATCGGAATATCAAGAGCCTTAAGCACCTCGTCAAGATAAACATGACCTTCAGTGTGGAGTTTTTCATTGAAGTAACGCTCCATATCCCTCAGGAATTTAAGGTTGTAGTAAGGATTGTCTGTATAATCTCTACATGGTGGCATAAAGAAATACGAATATGGCGAAAGACCACGCTCGTCCTCAGCGTAGACTTTTTCTTTTTTCTTCTTACCAGTAGGGTTGCCTTCATCGTCAAACTTGTCTACTTCAAGTTCTTTCTTGGTGATACCATGGCGGAACCGCTTGTCCGCCTCTTCGCCAAGTTCGGCAATCACCCCATTTCTGTAGAAGCTGTAGCTCTTGTCTAAAGCCTCGTATGCAGCGATCACTGCTAAATATCTCTTATTGAGTATGTTGAATCCACAAAGAATACTTCCGATACCTCCGGCGAACAGGATGATGGCTGGGGAATAAGCCTTCAATAACTTCAAACCGGTTTTAACTGCTACTATACCTTTATCTTTTCTATGTGCTTCTTCGGAATACTTATCTGGAAACTGCTCTGCCACCATATTGCATTTTTCCAGTTCCGCGTTAGCCTCTTCTAAAATATCATCCGCTTCAAGTGTTGCTTTACATGCTGCGGCCGTGCCAAGAACAGCAAGACCGATCCCCACTCCTACCAACACGCTAGGGGAATTAGCGTGCTGAGCGAGTTTGTCGGCATATGTCGTGCATTTGTCTAAGAAACCCATTACTATCTCCTTTCGATTTCTTCATAATATTCTTCATAGTCACCTTCACAGGCGAACAAAATATAACATCCTTTAGATGGAATCCAGCCATAAAAGCCGGCGTAGACTGAATATCCTCTCATTATTTCCTCCTAATCCAGATGAATAGCTCTAGGGAACTCGATAACATATCCATGGTTTTCTGTATCTCGTACCACGTGAGCTTTCTCAAGGTTGTACCATCCATAATCGTCATCAGTGAATCGTACAAGATCCTTCATTGCTTCATCTTCGGTTATGCCTGACACCTCATAGAAGTTGAGCAGGCTTACGCAACCGTATTCATACAGATACTGTTTGAGATCTCTGAGTGCTGTTTCGGCATCTTCACGAGTCTCAAATATAATCTCTCTGTAATCCAGCTTCCTTTTTACCGGTTCTTTAGATATCTTCCTGGATTTGTTCACTGGTGATGCATACGACACCTTGTCGTAAGAATATCCGGATCTTCCTGCGCGCTTTGGTAGATCAGACTCACCAAGGAACAACATCCCAAGACTTCCGACTCCGATAGAATATAAAAGCTCCTTTACGTTAGGCAGGATGATGTCTTCTATGACATACTGCTTTATACTCTTGGAATTATTGGCAAAAAGAGAAGAAGCAAACTTTTGTAACGGTCTTTGCTTCTTGATTTTCACTGAATTATTAACTGATTTCTCGAGCTTCTTTTTATTTCCGTCTTTCTTTTCTGGTATGACGTTTGACTCGTAAGAAGTTTTGTCTATAGAATTCATGTGTCACTCCTTAATAAAAATGGGCAGCCCATGTCGCCATGAGCCACCCGGTTTTAGAGGATTATTCTTCAGTCGCTTCTGCAGACTCTTCTCCTTCCTCTACAACTTCCACCTCTTCAAGTTCTTCCTTCTTGAATGGGTTCTTGATCTTATCCTTAACTGCACCCCAGAGTTTCTTTCCTCCGACGTATGCTCCTGATACGATCAGAACTGTTCCAGCTGCTGCGATTCCTACGATTCCCATTTCATTTTTCATTGTATTGCTCCTTTCTTAAATAGCATCAGATATGATGTTCTTAGTGTAGTCGAGATAGATTGCCGGCCTTCCATCAATAAGACCACAATCTACGGTTGTGATATATGGTGGACTGTCGAATCCGGCATTCCATCCAAACAACTTACCTACACCAGCTTCGTGGTATTTGTCTTTCTTCTCACCAGGACTGACCTCCCAAATATAATAGTAGAGATCATTAACGTTCTGAGAGTCAAGGCCGTTCAGTTCGAGTGCGATCTTACCAACTGCCGCCATAACAGCTTCATGAGTTGCTAAGAATTTTCTGTCTAAGAATTCATCATAGAACAGAATATCCCCGCCGAAGTCATAAACATCAGCGTTGGACAGGTTTATCTGTTCAACCGCGACTTCTTTCTCGACCTCTTCAGCCTTTTTTGGATCTAACTTAGACATTATCTGCTTCACGTGCTCGTTCTTTGAAGCCTCACTAATGGCCAGAGCGCTTACAAGCCCCGCCTGTGCTTTAAGGTCTGAGCGGTGCGCAAATATCATAAGGCCAATCGTGACTAAAGCTGAGATCGCTGCCGGCGCCAATGCCGGAGCTACTGCTTTGATCTTATCGACCTTGCCGGCATCCTCATCCATACCCTTCAGGATCTCATCGGCCTTCAAGGCTGAGTTGCCGGACACGACGGCGGTTATCGCTACGCCGCCAATTGCTATGCCTGTCGCGACTGATGACTTGTTTGCCACCAGGAATGCTCCAAGCGTCTTTAGTATGTCTGCCATGTCTAACTCCTTTCTTCAACGATGGCGAAAAAACAAAAAGGAGGATTTTTACGTCCTCCTATATTAAGCCATGTTTTTTGTTCGAATTTTCTTAACCATTAGGTAAGTTTTCAGGGCTAAAATGATCCGCCGTGTATTCGCTTAACTCCTCGATAATATCATCCATGGTAACGTCAATTGGCATCTTGCCAGGGAATGCGTATGGATCCCAGGCTCGTTTTAAATAATCATGGCCACCATTGACCGCACAGGCTTTGCATTTACACCATTTGAAGTCGTGCCTCGAGGTTGACTCGATTACATCACCGCAAACTTTGCAACGGATTCGATTATGTATTATCATTAAAAACCTCCTCTAAACTGCTGATCGTTAAATAGTTGCCTCATACGGTCCATGATGTCTTCACAGATGTCAGCGTACGTGCATTTGTAACTCGTATATGTATGCTTACCATCTGCATATAAGTGAGTGTAATCAAGAGTAAAGTTCTCGCAGTCAGCACAAACGGCAGGCTCCGGAACCGCAACATCAATCTTCATCGATTTCATTTCAACACCTCCATAATCTTGTAGTATTCATATGCTCCTGGTATTCTTTGCCCATGGACATAGCGGCTTATTGTCGCTTCGGTGAGATCAGTTCGTCTTGCCAGTTCTGCCTGAGAAACGTCAGCAAGGTCCAGGCGCATGCGAATATCCTCGGCAAGGCCCTTTGTGAATTCTTCTCTAGTCAACATCTAATCCCTCCATTAATATCTTGAACGCTTTTTTATAGTCTTTACCAAGAGCTTTCTTTGCTATAGCCATGGCGAACCCTTTTTCAGGGTCGAACGTTTCTCCTTCGGCGCATTTTACAATCGTCTTTTCCCCGGTTGTCCATATTATGATCGTAGCTGGCGGGTTAAATATGGTCTTCTCTATGCGCGGAATCCTGCGAGTAGCGGAGCTAATTTGTGAATAGTTAATATAACTACCAGGGCCGTTGTCCACTAACGTTATTTCCCTGCTTCCATCGCTGTCGATCGATATAGAATCGATTTTTAGTCCGTCTATATCCCAAACTAGATCCTTACCCGCACTAAATAGATACTTATCAACTGGCATCATTTCTCTCCTTTCTTCGTCCCGTCAGAAATATAATTGACAGGCTTGTGGCTGTATAAATTTACAGCGGAATGGAGGCACTCGTTACAGTGCACTCCATCCTCTTCCTTTTCTTCCTTGTGTATGCAAGTTGGACAATAGAAGTGAAAATATACTTCTTTGTAAGGGTTATCACTCAGCATTTGTAATTTCCTCCTTCCTTTCATCCATTATCTCCTTATGGAGTTCTTTAAGATGGTCTTCAGGCATTGCCTCCATTACTTCGGTGAATGTTTCGTCATCGAGTGCGACCAGGTCGTCTATAGTCGGCATTTCAGGTTCGGTTGTGTTTTTTGAAATATCCTGAGCATCGGCTTTTACTGCGGCTTCCTTATCCAACATCGCTATAACCTTATCGAGATAGAATCTCGCTTTCTTAAGATCCTCAACTCCTCCTTTACGGTTCCATCTAAGAACATACTTGATGATGTTACCCATACATACAGCGATTATGCCCGTCAGACCCTCGGTGAACTCTTGGATCACATCGATTACCTCAAGTCCGTTCTTTGAAATATAATGTGCTGGGTGGTTGATCATGTCATACTTTTTCATTTGTTTACTCCTTTCTTCGCATCGCGTATAGCGATTTTTAACTTTGCATATTCAATTGCGGATTCGGTTATCGCGCCTTTGCCGTGCCAATTGTTTCTAGATATTAAAACGGCCTCGGATCTTGTTACCACTCTAAGGTTTGATAGATCAACGTTTTCTCGATTGCCGTCTAAATATATAACAATTTCATCTTCCTTTAACGACCTACCGATTGATTTTTCCACGATATACCTTGCGTATGGCTTATATGAACCGTCTTCCATTTTCACTCTTAAGCGGCCTGTGTGCTTAGTGATTTCGCCTGGCTTAAAGATGCTAGTGTCGTGATACATATTGCACCCCTTGTTCGGTTTCTCTATGCCGAGATCCCTATAACAATGAGCACAAAGGCTTGCTGAGCTGACGTTTGTTTTGAAAATATCATTGAATCTTACAGTCAAATCTGTATAGCTTTCGTCATTAACGTGTTCTATAAGCCATCGATTTTGCTCATCAGTCCAATGTATGGTTTTATCATTGGTTAAACCCAGTCGATTTAGCTTACGTCTTATAGCATTTACCGTTAATGACTCGTCAAATAGCTCATCAAACGCAATAGTCAATTCGGTTCTACCTTGATATGATTCAGCATTATCTATAAGCCATTGTTCTTTTTCGACAGTCCATTTCACAAATATCACCCCACCATCGCGTCGATGCGGTCATTTCTATTCGTGAGCTTATCCGTACGAAGCGTTACGTCAGCAGCATTGATCATCTGTTTTGCTATCTTTGTTTCATACTCAGCTCTAGTTACAGCCGCTTCAAACTCTTTTGTTCCTGCTGTGGATGTGTGTAACTCCGCGAGAGTTTCCCCTAAAATTACATTAAGATCTTTGATTGTCATGATTTACTCCTTTCAAACTTTCTTAAATAATGTGCTGAATACCATCTAACATATCGGTAAATCCAATTACTTTTACCTTCTGACTAAGATTTTCCGCCGGGACGCTATATATAGACAATCCCACAAGCGGTTGGGTTTTTGAATCGGAACGGAGATTTCTAATTAGGAAAGTCCCGTAAGTGCCTCCCCCATTCATCCCCAAAAATATACCATTCTGCTCGTTAAACGCCATCTGGATTACACAAATATCACCAGGTTTGAGTTTCTTTGGTGGATCATTGTACTCTGGCTCTTCCTCCTCTTCTTCACAAACTTCACAAAATACAAACTCATTCCTCAGCATTCTTAAACGTGGGCTATAGACTTTGTTTTCCGTTTGCTCAATGAGATAGTTTAAGAAGTCTAGCCAAGCGCCAGACTCTTTTTTAGTGCAATAAATTTTCATCATTCTTCCTCCTTTGATTCTCCCGTATTGCATGTTATTGTGAAGTCTTTTGTAGGACGATATACCATATCGTTAATATCACCAGGAGCGTTAATGTAACCTGGATCTCCCTTGTCGCCTTTAGGGCCCATCGGTCCTTGTGGGCCAGGCTCGCCTAAGTTGAATGTGCAGTCTTTAAATATGACCTGAGGATTAGGTTTGCTTTTAAATATCATAGGCTCCTTAAGCTTCTTAGCCGGCTCTTTGTACTCCAGTTTGTCTTTCCTAATCTCAAGCTCATCTAATGGATGCTCGTGATTCTTGAAAGCAGTCCGCAGCATCTCAACATATGGGTTTTGTGGTAAGTTTTTTAAAAAGATCTCAAAATCTCTTGCCTCATCATCCGTGCAATAAATTTTCATTCTCATTTCTTCCTCCATTTCCTACACCAGTTAGAGAAGCAACTTACATAGCTGATGTAATGCCCATCCAATTCACATCTGTTGACTGGTTTTCTATGGTCGCAATTACAACATATTCTTTGCTTTTCTACTGGTGTCTTTCCGAAGTATTCATCGCTGTGCTCATAGACTTTCATAACTTCTCCTCATACGGCTCTGGCAACGGCATCCATGCGAGGACGTCGAAAATTTCCGACCAGCCCCATCCGATGTCGTCCCATTCCCCATACCACGCCGTTTTTATGGTAATATGTTCATCTTCGATATCACCGTTCCACTTTGTTGTGTGCCACTTCATTGTGACGAGATATTTCCCACACGCATCGGGCAACCTTTCCGAGCATGGTATCCAACCGCCTATAGTTGGCATGGCATTGATCGTTCGAATAGCCCAATCCGTCATTGCATCGATTACGCACGGGTCATCTTTTGCCGATTGGATTTCCTTGTCAAAGTACGCAACACTTAATTCCTCTCTTGCTGCATCTGCATCAATCAGTCTCATCATTCTCCTCCCATGTCACAGGCACTGACCCTTGAGCGTTAAACCTTTCTTCCTTTAACCATTTGACTATCCATTTCTCACTGTATGCACAGCGTTTACCGAGTATTTTGCAACCGCCATATATCCAACTAGCTAATTCCTCTGCCGATAAAGATCGCACCCAATCAAGGTTCGTCAATATCGGTGTATCTGCTGGTTTGTAGGCCGTATTGGCGCTTACAGCTTGATAGACGGCTCCTTTGATGATCTGCCTTAACTGGTCCGCTTTTACGACCTCCCAAGTATCAACTACTCCGTCGTTGTAGCCCTTGTTGTAGACATGGCGAACCTTTTCTTCTATTGGCTCCATCAACTTTTTATACTCCTCACTGCTAAGACTCATCTCTTACTCCTTTCTTTTATTTTCTTCATCGCTTCGTCACAATCATGTCTTAAATCGCCGTACAGCTTACTGGCAAACCATGCAGCTATTTGTTCATCGTCTCGGTCCGAGACCAACGGAGCACCTGCTTTCATCGACATCACTGCTATTTTTTGTTTGATTTCGCGAAGAAGCTCATAATAGATCTCATTTTTTAATTCGTCGATCTTGTTGTCTGGATAAAGCTCCTCAATATCGATCTCCAATGGCAAGTTTATTTTCATCTCTTCCTCCAGTAATAATTCAAATATAAGTTATCACCTATCTGCACATTATCGCGCTTATAGTCACTGCAAACACCTTTAAATATGTCACGGATCTTGAACGTTACATTGCCAACCTTCTCAAATATCGGATCACAATTCTTATCTCTGACAGACTCATAGCATTTAGAGTTCGACAGAAATATAAGATTGTTGAATACGTTGGATCCAAACTGAGCAAATGCCGGTATCACAACTTCCACCACTCCATTGCGTTCTTCGTCCGGATAGGTGAAATAGATTTCCCGACACATACGAGCCACATCGACAATGTACGAATCTTTAAGCTTCGGTCTGCCTCTCTTTGCCATCATTAACTCCTTTCTCCTTAGAAAGACAATGCCCGCCATTAGGAACGTAAATTCCTAACCGCGAGCAGAACCCTTTCTCATCTTTATACTCACAATACTTGCAAGTTAGTTTTCTTGAAAATACAACTATCATTGCCATCTCACCTGGTTGAAGTAATACTTTTGCCCCGTCACCATGGATTTGACATAAGGTTTGTCGTTAGAAGAATAGACAATGGCCAGATCTGTTATCTTACGCCATTGACTATCCTCCTTCCAACGGTTGTTGATGTTATACATGGTGTGACGGCCTGTTCTCCTACGTTTCATTACGCCCTCCTGACGATCCCGCAAATATAATCAGCCTTACGGAAGCAGCGTCTTCTTCCTCTGGCATCAACCCCAATGAAAATATGAGGGTAGATCTCTGACACCTTATACCTGATGACGCGTTTTACTGTTTTCTCGTCAACGTCGGCTGTAACGTAACCCATAGCGCGTACGTAGTTACCAACCTTCAAATCAAAAGGGCGGTTGTTTGTTCCTCCCATCTCGAATCCATAACTCATTTTTCTCTCCTTTCTAATTTGCTGAGCTGTTTACACTTTGCAATAACCTCATCTATGGTTAAATATCCTACAACATCGCCACCAGTTATCGGGTTGCAATAATCAAACTCGTCGTTATACAAGGCGGCCAGTTCATAAGGGGTCTCTTCGTTACCGTAAGTACCATACCCAGATATAACCGAAGCTGTATAACCATTGTCAAACTGTACTCTCATTCGAAATACCAGCCCGTCGTAAGTGTATTTAACACGATTCTTACCGAAGGTTTTGATTGTTTTTTCCACATCTACAACACTGTGCAGCATGTTTAAAAAATAATTCATTCTTTTATTATTCATCTTCATGCTCCTCCCATCCTGGTACAGAATAAGCCTCTTCGAACTGCTCGAACAGAGAATCAACAAATATAACAGATCCTATGTCTGCTCTCTTGAGCGATCCATCTTCGAGCTCCAACAGAGCATAGGTTTTAATGAACTGTGGTTTATCGCCCTCCACGTATTTTGGCAAGGTCTCCTGGATGAGACCATGGTAAAGGGCTTTCTTTTTCACCCTCTCCGTCTTATACCAGCATGGGCGAATGATACTGTTGAGGCTTGCTAAAAAATGTGTATGATCCATATTCTGTATACTCTTGACTATGAGATTGGTTCTCACCGAAATTTCCTTAATCGCACCAGATATGTTAGTCAGTGCTTTCTCTTCTCTTGTCATGTTTGGCATTGTTTTACTCCTTTCTATTAGTTCAGCACGAAGTTTTCTATCCTTATATAGTGATCTACGCTCATGTCTATCGACTTGTGATTTGGGATATTTGTTTCACGGAAGTGTCTACCAACCACAATCTTCTCAGATTTAAACATGAACGCTTCAATGTGGTCTTCTTTTATAGTTGACCCGTGGTTTGCTAGGGCTACTACATCTAGATTTTTTATGAATTCTACGGCGTCTTCTCTATTCGAATATACCGATAGTATCCTGGTGTTATTTATATGCCCTCTATAAGAGTCAACAACAATATATACATCGGGCTTCAACGTGCATCGCTCCTTTCAAATATAACTACTCAAACCTTATCTTGATAGCTTCCCTGGCTATCTTCTTCTCCATAGCTCTCCGGCCAGCAGAATATCCGCTGTAGTACGTGCCAAAATAGCACGCAAGTCCAAGCGCTACGATCACGATTTCTTCCGAATGATCCATGGTGAAGTTTTTCACCTTCTTAAGAGTTCTCTTGATCTTCTTTTTCATTTCTTTGCTCCTTTCACTAAAACATCACTATCAAAATTTAAGACTGTCTCGCGAACGAAACAGTCTCTATCACCGTCATAATAGACATTATCTCCAGAATATAACTCCTTGAAGAAGCGCTCTGATTCGGCTTCCTGCATGATCTCCCGCACGTTTATCGGCGGAGTCGGCTCAAATATCTCCCGGACATTTATATTCATCCTTGATACCTCCCATCAATTCAAACACACAATCGACTATCTGAGTATACGTGACACGCTCCTCAATCGTGAGCGCCATCATATGCTCCCGATAGTCGTCACCATACTTCTTTCTCAGATATTCGTCCATCTCATTAAGAAGCCTCTTAGCTTCCCATAATAGCTTGCCTCTTAATACAGCATCGATATCATTTGCTGCTGCCATAGTACATCCCCCTTTTCGTCATGTTTATCCAGTTACCTGATCTAAGATCTTCCCTGGATATGCCTTTAGTCATATCGGTTTTGTATTCGCTGTCAGGAACGAACAAAGGACAGTCAAATATCTTGTAACTGTCCTTTATTTTGTCGTATTCAGCTGTCCACCCTTCAACTGGTTCGAAGTCTCTTGACCACGGGCATCCATGGTGAGAGTTAGGGACTGCATTAGCACAGTCCCAGCATAATGATTTAACATATTGGTGCGGTTGGATTTTCATCATACCTCCCTCGCAATTCCATTACTCCTATAATCCCCATAACAAGTTTAAGATACTTTTTATGTATCTCAGAGTCTTCTTTGCTTAGCTCTGCCAGGCAATAATGCTTGCCATATTTCTGTTCACACTGCTCGACAATGGACTCAAACTCCACCATTATCTTGTCAAAAGTTTCGCTATAAAACTCAAATGAGTGCTTAAATTCGATCATTTCTCTGCTCCTTTCTAAATATAACTACAGCCAATAGTTCGGGCCTAAAGCTTCATAAATGAGTGCATATGCTCCACACATCAGCACCCCGATCCATATAACATCTTTAACGAATTCTCCAAATATAACTTTCATTTCGTGCTCCTTTCTTTAATTAAGCTTCTTTGACACCGGTTCGGCATAAGCCTTACCAAGTTCAGTAAGTCCTTTAGCATCAATATGCAAAGATATTGGTTTGTCGGCTTTTCGTTGGATTTTTTGGTTTAAGGTGTCTGGCGGCCAGGTCTCGAACTCTATCTCCATCTCCTCGGCAACCAGTTCACCGTTTATTCGAACGCAACGAACTTTATGGTTAGACTCCTTCATCTCCTCTTCCTCCAATCTTCATAGAAAGCATCTACACTCTTGTACATGTCTTCTTTCGTTTGTTCTAACTTCCTCTGCGCCTTGTCGGTTACCTCGTTGATCTTTCTTGAGGTATACTTCACCGCCAAAAAATAAGTAATGCCTGAACCTACGAATAGGCCCAGGCATAATCCCATGACAAAGTTACTGTTCATTTTTGCTCCTTTCCTTGCAACAGAACCAAATAGTTCCGATGATCATAAGACCGGCAGCTGCAAGTTCTTTGTAGTTCATCTGAATAGAAAAAGTAAACATAAGTTTTGCTCCTTTCACAAATGGTAACTAAAAAATATAAACGTGTGTAAAAAAGAAAAAGGAATGCGAGGATTCGAACCTCGTCTTCCGATTACTCGGCGTGCGAACCTCGTCTTCCGACGAACCTCGTCTTCCGATTACTCGGCGTGCATCCATTACACTTTATCCTTTCGCTATAGCGTATGTTTTTTGTACGAAATCCATCGTAAAAAAAGAAAAGCACGAAACCCATGTTACTGGGTTTTATGCTTAGTTCAAAGGGTCTTGTACAAATTGTCTCCTTTCATTATAGGATATGTTTTTTGTACGAATTCCATTCCTCTGCCGGAAGCGGCTTCATGCGAAGTGCCCACATGATTTTTCGCACAGAGACTGTTGGGTACAGACCCT